ATTATTTGAACTATTAGCAGCATAACAACCCATATATGTTGGAGTTGTATCTGATGGTAATAATTGATTGACAAAAACATTTGAACCTTCATTACCAACACTTTGTCCCATTTCTAATCTTGTGCCGGCAACTAATGGTGGATTTGTGGGAATTTGTGTTCCAGGAGTACCATATGAGAGATTATAAGGAATATCTAACGATACTTGAACTGATTGCGGAATATTAGATGATTTCCAAACCTCATTACTAGGTACATATTTAACTACACCTTTTGAGGTAACATAACAAACATCTCCAGTAGTAAATTGAACTACTTTATTTAAATATGGATTATTTGGATTTACTCTATCAACATAATCTGTTAAATTACCTGAAATTTTATTAACTAAATCTTCATATTGTTGTATTGTATTTTGATATTCTTGTCTTAAATTATCTATTATTTGTTGTTGATTTGAAAAATCATTATTACTAATTATATTATCAGTTTGTTTCGTTAAACTTTTACCTCCCATATCAGAAAAACCTTCTTTACCACTTAAAATTTCAGCATTTTTTTCTAAACTACTTTCAATTTTATTTTGATATTTTTTAAATTTTTTCCCCTGTTTTAATGATGGTGATATTTTTTTCATACCGGGTTCTTTATTACTTTCCTTATTTGAAAATACATTTAAAATACTTGTCATTATATTAATATATTAATAGAATTTAAAAATATATTAATAATTAATTTTTCAAAATAGCATTTAAAACAATAATAAAACCTAATAATCCAAATATAAATGGAGAGAATTGTGAAAATTTATTATTACCACCACCTCTTTGTTCACTTGTTAACCCAAATCGCAATAATAAAAATATCAAAAATATAACAATTAATACATACATAATATATCTATAATAATTAGATGTCAAATTTATGTTTCCATTTTCGTAAGCAGAATTTAAAGTTTCATATTCTCTTATCATAACTTCAATCTCTCTTCTCTCTTGTTCTAATGTATTATAATTTTGTTGTAATATTTGAGCTTTTTCTTGACTTGTCTGCTGAGTTTGTTGAAAACTATTAGAACTACTATTTGCTAAATTCATCATAGAATTATTTACATTAGTTAATTCATTGTTTATTTGTTGTAATTGATTACTATAATATAAAGCTTGTTTTACAATTGCCGTTTGATTCTGAGAGTTAATTATATTTCCGTTTCCACTACTTAATGTACAAGTATTTTGATTATTATCAAATGTAGCGCCTGAACAAGATTGTGTTGAACTACAAGAAGACATACAATTACTAACTGAACTATTTTGAATTGTATTTATATTGTTACCACTAACGAATGCTGAATTATCAACGGAAGTTAAAGTATTATTATTACTAGAACTAATTGTATTAACAAAATCTTGATATGTATCTTGATATTGTGTTAATAAGTTATTAAATTGATTACTAAGATTTTCCATTTGTGAAGACATTATATATAATTATTGAGAAAACATTTTACTGAGATACATTTAAACACTTAAATGTTTCATCAAAAAATTTATAATAATTATAAATATTATTAATCCAAACACCATATAATACGCATTTACTCCTAAGTCACCTCCATATTGAATATTCTGACCTGGAGCTGGAGCCGAATTTGTATTTCCTGAACCAAACATTTTATATAACAAGAAACCTACTACAAATGCTAATATTAATAATAAAATATATGAATAATAATTTTGAGTTATTTTAATTTGACCCTCATTTTCTGTATTATCTAAAGTTTCGTATTCATTCAATGTTTTTGCTATATTTCTTCTCTCTTTGAGTAAACTTTCATAATTTTTAATTAATTCTAGATTCTTTGATGTAGTGTCAGTATTCATTTTATCAAATATCGGTTCAGATATTTTTATTTTATCTACTAATTGTTTATTTACATCTAATAATTGTTGGTTTATATTTTCCATGTTAAGCAATAATTGTTTTCCTTTTGGGATAATTGCATAAGAATCTTGTGAAGAAAGAACTATTGGTGAATCACCAACTCGTATTTGACATTTATTTGAAATAAATGTTGCTCCAGTACATGTATCTGAACTAGCACATGAAGCTATACAATCTTGTAAAGTTGTTGCTGTGCTTTGACCAGCGCTGCCTGTTCCGGTAAATGCTTGACCTTGAATTGATACTAATGGTTCGTTATTTATTTTATAATTTGGTGCTGATGATGTATTAAAATTTGAAGCATTATAATTTGGATTAGGAATTGTAGTTATACTGGTAACGCAACAACTTGAATTTTGTGAATTGTATGGTCCTTGCCATGATGTAGTTAAATCTTTATAACTTGCTTTAGTATAAAGTTGATCGTCTGTTCCTACACCAATAAATGTTCCATCTGGTGCGATTGTTATTGATTTAACACAACATGAACCTTGACCAACCCAAGATTGACTTGTTAAATTTTTATAACTATTTTTTTTCCAAATCTGGTTTCCACCTCCTATAACAAAAATAGAACCATCTGGAGCAATTGCTACTGCAGCACACCATTCTCCTGGACTAGCAGTCTTTTTCCAATTACCATTTAATGGTCTTGACCATAATTGGTTGTCTGTTCCTACACCAACTATTGTTCCATCTTGACCCATAGCTGCTGATATAACACAACAAGAATCAGAAATAGGTCCTTGCCATGCGGGCGCATCCCAACTTGATTTATATGTTATTTGTTTATTTATATTTGTACAATAGATTGTTTTAGCATCATTTCCTGTGAATATTGTTACTACACCAGTGGTTGAATTATCATTAATTCTTTGCCAAGGAGCATCTAAACCTTGTCTAGACCATAAACTTCTATCCGTTCCTACGCCTAAAATAATATAAGGATTGCCTGGTTTACCATAACATCCCATACGATGTCCGTAATCAGTCGCATTTGCCCATAACCAAGAATCATAAATAAGACCATTTAATGTTTGACCCAGAGCCCAACTGCTACTAGCATTTGGTGCGGGTTGAATTGTTCCAGCTCCACATCCAGATTTTTTCCATATTTCATTATAGCATCTTTGATCTATTCCTTTACTACTTGATGTAAACTCTCCACATGGTTGTTGTGATTGTACATTTAAATAGTTAACATAATCAGCTACAGCTCCTTTATATTGTATTAAAAGATTACTATATTTTTGTCTTAAATTTTCTAAATCAATGGTAACTGAATTATTATTTTGTTTTATATTAGAATCCATCTTATATATAGAACTAAGAAAACATATTAATTGAGTCTTTTATATAAATAGAAACTAATTGATGATATAGAGAGAAATATTAATAAAGAATAAAAGTTGAATTCAGGATTTTTTGGCTCATCATTATCATCGTGAATTAAATTTTTAAATTTTAGTTTTTTTTTCTCTAAATTATAATTTTCAGTTATTTTTCTTATTGATTCATTTGTTGTCTTAGTACAATAGTCACGTAAATTTTTATTAAAATAAAAGGGTTTGTTTCTCGTAAAATTAAGCATTTAAATTTTAAAAATAAATTAAAAATAAAATTTAAACTACTGGTTTTTTAAATATTACTCCTATAGCTGCAATACAAACTATTGAACTTAATAATAAGGACCAATTCCGTAAATACCTTTTGTCATATATATTTTTATAATCACTAATCATTTCAGAAGCAGCATTACTTTTATTTTCAACTATTCCAAGTTTTCTTTTTAATTCTCTATTTTTCTCTCTTTCTTGTCTAATTAAAATATCAAATTCAAATAATTTTTTGTTCAAATCATCAATATTTACTTGTACATCATTTGAAATAGAAAATAATTTTGATAATATTTCGGCTAAACTATTAATAATATTTTGATATTGAGTTTGATATTCTTCATTAGTTGGATGCATATTTGTGATTACATATAATTTTTTAAATTCATGTAACAGCAAATAAACACCGCTATCTAGTTGATGTATTTTTTCTTTGTATTGTTCTGATTTTTTAAAATTATGTTCATAATCATTATTTTCTGATTCCATTAATTCAAATTCCATTTATATATATTTAAAAAATATTAAAAATTATCTTCAAATGACAAAAAAATTTTATCAATTAAATCAATTGTATCTGTTAATCCTCCTACAAATTTACCTTCATAAAAAACCATTGGAAACGTTTTCCAACTTTTTTCAGCAATATTTTCAATTTCCTTTAAAAATTGTTCTTTATCTTCCAAAATATATTCATCACAATTAATTTCGGAAATAAAAAAATGTTTTTCTTTAATTAATTTTTTAACAGATGTGCAATTAGGGCATCCACTTTTACTATAAATAGTAAATCCTTTAATATCAGGTCTAATTATTTCCATTATAAATAATTTATATATTTAAATTTAAATTGTTTATACACAAATTCTATAATAATTTGTTTTTATAGATGTTTTACTAGGTCTAATAATATTACATACTTGACCTGGTCTCAAACCTATTGCTCTAGCAACTGGGTCAAAACGAGATATATCTGGAAATTGTATCTTATCTGTAATATTGTATTTAGTCATAATTTTTTCTACATCATCTTCAGTCATAACTAAATGTTCAGGGACTAATGTATGTTTTAATATATTAAATTGTAAACATTTAATACTTTCAATAATAATGAAAATACCATCGCGCTCCCAAATATGCTTAAGTTCATTTATTAAAGTTTCATTAACATTATCTTTTATAATAATATACAAAGTATCATTTTTTTTTAGAGTTTCTGTCAAAACAAACAAATCATCAATCATTTCATGAATATTTGTAGGTCTAATAGTTTTTGCTAAATAGTAGCGAATGTAAACTTTATTGCCGTTGGAAGGTTTTTCCCCACTCTTTTCAGGTTTGGATTCTAAAAGCATATCTAATTGATTATTTTGTTTCATAGCATTAATCTCACTTACGCTAAAGTTTGCATAACCTAATATATCAAATCCTTGTTTATCCATAAGCTCCAGAACATTTTTTCTGGATTGATAAATTTGAGAAATAAGAACACTTGAGTTTGTATTTACCATATTATATTATAATATAATGATAATGAATTATTTTTATTTCAATTTTATTAAATATATATTAAAGTGTTATTTTTTTAGTTCCGTTTGAAGTAGAAACATCTGAACTTGATTCGGGTTGTATATCAATTACTTTTTTATCACTAGATTCGTTTGATGTGGATGAATCATTGTTTTCATCCTTCTTTTCATCTTCTTTTGGCACATCTAAAATTGAGGCATTAGGTGGAGATTGTTCAGGTGTAATATTTGGTCTCCAAATAGGGGAATCAGAACCAGGATTATATGCTGGTGAATTAGGAGCATAAGGTGGTGAATAAGAACTAGGATTATATGCTGGTGAATTAGGAGCATAAGGTGGTGAATAAGAACCAGGATTATATGCTGGTGAATTAGGAGCATAAGGTGGTGATTCTGATGTCTTTTTAGGGACTATAGGAGCATTTGAAAACATTCCTGGTGGCGAATAACCACTTTCCCAAAAACCATAATCACTAGATGATGTGCGTTTATCAATATATTGTGGAGGAGAAAATGGTGGTGTATTTGATGATTCTGTATCAAGAACAACAGGTGATGGTAATAATGGAGATTCCTCATTACCATAAAGTTCGCTAGATTTTATTTGTTCCATTTCCATGTTTCTAACAAATCGTTTAATTAAATCACCAGTCTTTTCAGTATTTCTATCATCTTTATTGTGTAAAAGTTTATTAATATTATTTGAATAAGACATGCTTAATAGTTGGTCTACATTTTCATCTGTAATAATACGCATTTGTATATTCATAACCTGTAATTCTTGAATAAGTAGTTTAAAAGAATAAGGAATTCTTAATAGGCTAAATGAACGACCAAATTTGCTGAGATTTTTTATGTTCATTGTTCCATCAGGATTAGTATGAAAATTAATAGGGCCATCAGAATAAGGACTTAGGAAAAGATTTTTGGCTTCATTATAAATAGCAATAGCTCCAGTTTTATTACAAACCGCCATATAATATTCATCACCTCTCACTAAAAATGATTCATTTAAAAAGTAAGCTAACCCATGAGCACATATACCATCACGTTCCATTTCACCTACACGCAATCCACCATCATTTGCTCTTCCTTGTACAGGTTGTCTAGTAAGTTGTTGATTAGGACCACGAGCACGATAATTAATCTTATCTTTAACCATATGTTTTAAACGCATATAATATGTTGGTCCCATATAAATGTTTGCTTGTATCTGTTCACCTGTCATACCATTATATACAATATGGTTACCTGTATGATTAAAACCTGCTTTTGTAAGCATAGGACCATATGTATTATAATTTGAGCCTTTTACTTGAAATGCTGTGCAATCACCAAATCCACCATAACTTACACAAGCAATACCAAACATACTTTCAACTATTTGACCAATAGTCATACGAGAAGGAATAGCATGTGGGTTTATTATTAAATCAGGTCTTGTTCCATCTTCTAGATAAGGCATATCAGCTTCAGGAATAATTAAACCTATTGTTCCTTTTTGACCAGCCCGTGAAGCCATTTTATCTCCAATTGCTGGTATTCTTTCTTCTCTCAAACGAACCTTTGCTACATTAAATCCTTCTTCCCCAAGAGTAATAAATGACTTATCTACATATCCAAGTTGTCCTTTTTTAGGTTTAACTGAATCATCAATCCATGTATCTTTATCAGCTAAATTTGAATTAATTTTGCCTATCAAAATCATTTTATCATTCAATTCTGTATTCTCTTTAATTAATCCATAATCATCCAAAAAACTATAATCATAACCTTTCTTTTTACCAATTACATTATTTTTTTCTATATTAGCAAATTTAGAATTATTCATTCCAGTAATTTTTGAGCTTTCTTCTCTCGCCTCATACATTGAATAATATGTTGTTCTGAATAATCCACGCAATATTGAACCTTCATTGATTAAAATAGCATCTTCTACATTATAACCAGTATAAGACATAATTGCTACAATAGCATTAACACCATAAGGTTGTTCTTCTCTATTAATATACTCTAAATATCTGGATTTAATCAAAGGAGTCTGACCATAATTAAGAATAACTCCCATTTTGTCAATACGCATTTGATAATTAGAATGATATACTGAAACGGCTTGTTTACTTTGTCCACATGAAAAAGAACTTCTAGTAATTGGATTATTTTCAGGATAAATAACTAGATTAGTCATTACACTTAAAATTAATGATGGGTCTATTTCCATATGAGTATAGTATTTATTTTTTTTAAAATCCTCTGGTGTAGTAGCTATTAAAGCTGCTTCCTCTTCAGCTGTATCAATATAATCAACTAATGCTTGATTATAAGTAAGTTTGTTAAAAATTGTCTCTTTATCAACACCTATATCAGGATATAGTTTCATTAATTCATATATAATATTATTTTTAGTATTAAAATTCTCATCTTCTTTTTTCAAAAATCCTGAAGTTATTTGTTCCCAGCTAATATTTCCCTTTTCCAGTTCTTTAATTATTTGACCTCTTTCATAACTTAATTTATTGTTTGAAACATAATAAATTGGTCTTGTCAATCTACCAGAATCAGTATATATATATACTTCATTATGTTCAATATCAAATGATAAGCTTGTATAAACTGGTAATATACCATTTCTTCTGTATAATTTAAGTAAATTAACTAATTCAAATGGTTCATCAGTTACACCTATCCAAGAACCATTAACAAATACTTTCGATGAATTAGCAATTTGTTCTGGACCACATTCCAATATTAAACGTAATGGTGTATTTCCTCTAATCCATTTTATAATAGGAATTCCTGATGAACCACTTGTTATATATGTACTTATTGCTAAATGTTTGTGTAAACCAATATTACCACCATCAGGTGTATCAATTGGGCAAATAAACCCCCATTGAGATGAATTTAATAAACGCGGACCAACAACTTTGGCACTTGAATCCAACGGCAAATTAATCTTGCGTAAATGTGAAATAAATGTATACCAACTTAAACGATTTAAATCTTGAACCGCACCTAATCGTTTTGTATGAGCTTCAGAACCCCAATTACCTTTAAATGCTTTTTTAAATCCTTGTTCTACAATTCTATCTTTAAAAAACATTTTTATATTTGATTCAATAAGACTAATAAAATTATCTTTATATTTATTAGATTCGACTGCTTCTTTAGTTTGAACCTTTTTCTTTAAAGTTTGTTTTTCTTTTCGAGTCAAAGTATCATCATCTTTATAAGAACCCTTGTGATAATAATATTCTTCATCTATTTTACGTCCGATATCTTTCTTTTGAATCAAATAATACTCTCTAAACAAATCATAAATAAGTGTTCCAGATAATTCAATTCTTTTAAATCTAAAATTGTCACGATCTGTAGGTTTTTCTTCTTTTGTATATACTTTTAATAAACGATAAACCATGTAACCAACAAAATATGCTTTATCTAAAAGATTTAATTCTCCAATATGTGGTAAAAAATAATCAGATAAAATTTCAATAACACCAGATATAGTACCCCTCTTTGTTAATTCAGCAATATATTGAAGAGAGTTTTGTTGTGTAAAAAATTTATTAGCATCGTGGACAGAAGGAATAAATAAATCTACCATTGACTCATTTTTTTCAATATCTAATAAACAAGTTCTAATAATATCTTTATCTGAAATAACACCTAATGCTCTCATTAAAATAAATAATGGAACAGGTTTTTTTACATTTGGAACTGCTACAACAATTTGATTATTACTATAAGATGATGAGGGTGCTACTAATTTAACAGATGTTGTTCTTATTGGTTTTGAGGAATCCTCTGAAACAGAACGTATTTCAGCTGAATAACTATATATGTCATCTTCCCCATATTTTCTAATGTAAAGCATATTATCAGCAAATTTTTCCTGTGGAATAACTATTTTTTCTTTACCATCAATAATAAAATAACCACCATAATCATTACGACATTCTCCAGCATTAAATCTAACTTCTCTATTCATTCCATTTAATATACATAAATCTGATTGAAGCATAATTGGAAACCGCCCCAAATAGACTTTATTAATCAACATATTATATGTTTTCTTTTCATCACCAACATAGTATATAATATCTACATCAACATCGTAATGAATAGTTATTCCATAAGTCATATTACGTAATCTTGCGTCATTTGGAAACATATAATGCGCATTATTATCATCATAAATAACTGGTTTTCCATAATAAATTTTATTTCCTTCTTTGCCTCCTAAATACAATAAACATTCATTTCTTTTACCAGGAACACTTTCATCTTCTCTTTCAATAAATCTAATTGGATTATTTTCATGGAAGATTCTTCTTATACCATTTTTAAAAAAATCATTAAATGATTCTAAATGATGTGATACTAGACAATTTGGATTATCATTAAAGTATTTATCGATTAATTTCCAAGATATGTTTTCTTTATCCATTTTATATTATAATAATCATATTTTTTTAAAATATTTATTATCATTATTATTTAAATAATATTAAATTAATTATACTAATGATTAAAATTAGGATTTTTTGTTCATTTGCTCCAAGTGATAAATGTAAAGAAACGTTTGAAAGAATTAATTATTCTAATCAGTGTTCTTTTTATGGTAAAGATAAAAAATATTATTTTACAAATGATGATGATTTTACACATGCTATTATTATGAATACTGCTATGCCTGATTTGAATATTCCAAAAGAAAATGTGCTAGGATTAGCATTTGAACCAATTTATTTTTTAGGATTAACTCAGGAATTTGTTGAATATGCTAAAAAATATATTGGAAGATATTTTATTGGAGACAAATTTGATTTACCAGAACCATTTATAGAACATTTTGGTTATATGTGGCATTCAAGACCTCCGAGAGAAATACAATTTAAAATTAAATTAATGTCTATTATTGTAAGTGAAAAACAATTTGCTCCTGGACATTTATATCGTCATCAATTAGTTCAAAAAATTATTGAACTCAATTTACCAATTGATATTTATGGTCGTGGTGCAAGACAATATAAGTATAATAGAGTTGTTGGCGAATTTAATGACGCTGAACCTTATGAAACATATTCTTTTTCTATTTGTATTGAAAATACGAATTGTAATCATTATTTTTCAGAAAAGGTTATTACTCCATTAATGTATAATTGTATGCCAATTTACTTAGGTTGTAAAAATTTAAATAAATATCTTGAAAATGTCGTTATTCTTGGAGGTGATGTTCAAAAAGATATAATGGTTATAATTGCTATTTTAAATAATCCAACTATGTATTATAGAAAAACATATACAGATAAAAATATTAAAGCTGTTAATTTAATTCAAAATTTACCAAATATTTTTCCATAATTAATGCTTAAATAAATACATTGTAATATAATAAATGAGTTATTATATTACGACATTTTGTTATGGTCAAAAATATGCTCCAATTAAAGATATATGGTGTAATAGAATTCGGGATAAATGTAAAAATTCTCAAGTAGTAATATTTGAAAATATTAATGTATTAAACAATCTAGCATTTCTACCTACATCTCCTGGTTATATTTGGGCAGTAAGATTTAAACATAATTTAGATTTATTGTTAAGAAGTAATAAACCAATTGTAATGTGTGATTTAGATGTTATCATTGAAAAAGATATACAACTTATAGTTGATTTGCCATTTGATATTATTGTATCAACTGAAATTGGCGGTCCTAATTCATATCCTAAGGAATGTAGTTCAATATTAGGATTTGGTGTATGTTGTGGTTTTATGGTTTTAAAACCTACATCAAAAAAAATATTTTTTGAAATATTCAAAAATATGGAATCTGGGAAATATAATACATATGATGACCAAGTTAACTTAATGAATTATATTGTTAATAGTAATTATGTATTGTCAGAACAAGATATTATATTAGATAATAGAAAATATACTAACAAAATAATTACAATTGGTGATATTAAAATATGTGTTTTAGATTTTGATATAATAACAAGAGACCCCGTATTGAATAATGGTCAGTTTGGTAATCATATAAATATTGATAATGTTGGTGGTGTTCAAAATTTTATTAAATATTTTTATGAAGATCTTGAAAGTTTACCTTTAACGTGTAGATGTGGCAAAATACATCTAGGCGATAATAATGTATGTAATCATATTGAAATACGTAATAATAAAAGCTCTTAATTCTTTTTTGTTTTGTTATTTTTATTTTTATTACGTTTAGTTAATCTAAGTTTATTTTTCATATTAGAACTAGAAAATTCAGTCCAAGGTTGCGCTGGTCTATCTTTTAAATATAGACAAAATTTTTCAAATTGTCTGTGTTTTTTACAAAATTCATCTTTATTAAATCCTATATCACATGATGAACCAAACTTACCTATAAATGACATTTTATTTGCTAACGATGTGTCGCATACTATACCATCAACAGCTCCACGTGGTTGATATGGCTTTGGTCTAGATTCTTGAGACATATATTCTCTTGCATCTAATTCATAATGAGAACAAACTGTTCTAGAACATGGATTATTTTCTTTTTCTAAATAAACATCATAATGATCACCAATTATCTTTTTAGCAATATCAATATTTATTTTACCTTTATGTTCATCCATTAAATCTCCAAGTCTAACTAATCTTGCTCCTTGATGTCTTCTAATATCATAAAATCCAGAATTGTTTACTTCTAAATTTCGAATGCGTTCATCATAAGGAGCATTAAATCCTATAAAAAAACCATTTTTGGTTCTCTCTATATTATGATACTTAAGACCCAATTCAATACGCAAAATTTCATTTGTATTTGTGTCTCCAAATAACCATGAATTCGCATAATCACCTGAATTTTCATGTAAAAGTATTTCACAATATTCATCCATATTATTTCCATATTGCATAGCTTTTCTAATTCTATAGCCAATTGGATATTTTTTTTCATATGGTATAAAACCACCAATAGTTGTTTCTGTTCCAATAATACCCTTTGAAGTTATAAAAAAATCTGTTCCACTCCAAATCCAACAAGGGGATGTTTGCATTATCATTCTATGACCTTTGTCTGGTTTAATATCTAATACGACATTACTTACTTGTCCATCTATAAAATCTGTAAATGAATTATGAGCACAAACTATTTTACCATCTTCAGTCCAGTCTCCGACAGCCATAAAAGCACTACAATGATCTTGAGCACCACCTTCTTTAGAATTATATGATTCAGAAACTGATGAATACCAATATGGTATAGAACAATAAAAATTCCAAGCAATTATTTCATCAATATTTGTTTTAGTTCCAGCAGCATTTAAACCCTCAGAAATACCTTCCATTTCTTCATAAAGTTCTGAAAAATCTTTTTTAGTCATATCTTTAAAATCATTTGATACTTCTTTAATAAAATAATCCCACTCTTGACCATAAGCTTCCATCATTAAAAATTTTAATGTTCTTTGGATTTCTTTAAATTCTTTTGCACATAAATAACCATATGCATATCCTCTTTCTTTTGGTTTTCCATAAATATGTATGTATTTCCATCCATTTTTATCATAAGACATACCATTTTTTATTTTATTTGACATATATATTATATTTATATAATTACATGAATATATAAATATATTACTAAATAATACAATATATAATTTTACATATTAAGCATTAATAAACCCATCATAACAAATAATAGAATGAAAGGGAGAAGAACTAGCAACCAAGAAATACCTACATGTCCGTCTTTACAAATTAAGTTTAGAATATATGTCCAGAAAATTATGTATATAAATTTAACAACAAATACTAAAAATGTATTTGGGACACGGCAAGAGAAATTACCTACATTGTAACTATTTGAGTTACTTAAATTTTGAAACATAACAATAACTAAACCAATCATCGAAATAATAAAATACAATGATGCTGGTGTACATAAATCTTTTAAAGACTTTGGAAATGAAGCCATTATAAACTATTATCAGAAAAAAATTAAATTGTAGCAGGATTAAATGGCACTCTTGAAGGAAATTGATCTTTCCAAGGCATTGGATTTACTGGAGCAGCATATCCTGCTAACGCATTATAAGCGCTTCCCATACCAAATTGGAATTGTCTTCCTAAATTAATTAGATCTTGAGTAAAAAAATTTGATAATGTTCCACCTTTTTGTTTTCTAGTTTTACCGCCTTTAATATTTAAAAATGGCGGGTTAGCACCAACATCCACCATTTGTCTTGATACATCATTATCATAACTATTTACTGAATAGTAATTGCTGTTACCAGGAACACCACCTACACCCGGCCATCCACCAACACTTGGAGTCCATGGTGTTCCAACTTGACCATCTGGATAAGCTATACCACTACCACCTTTCATTCCTTTACATTTTCTACATTTACATCCTTTTCTATGTTTAGAACCACCAGACATTAATCCTAAAGAACACGCAGGACACATACCGCCTTTCTTACTTCTTCTTCCTCCCATCATTAATGAACCACCACAACCACAGCTTCCACCTTGTTGACCCAAAGCACTATTAAATATTGTATTTGTTCCATTAGAAACAGGACCAGTATTAGGAATAGCAGGATTTGCTGCATTAGTATTTGTTGGAATACTAGTATTTGTTGTTAAACCACACGAAGAACCACCCTTACCTGTGTAAGCTAAATGTGGGTTTGGTAAAGAAAAAGAAGGTTGACCTGTGTAAGCTAAAGGAGTATCGGTACTACCACCTAAATAATTTTTACGAGTTTTTTTAGAACAACCTACCATTTTATAGACTTTTTGCTTTCTAGAAGACTTTTTAACGGAGTTACCTTTGGTTTTACCCATTTTATATAATATGTTAAGAAATTATTCGATATCAACATGAGTTAAGAAATGTCTTCGACAACACATTTTTTTCATATTTAATTCGTCTAGAACCTCACCTTCTGGCGTCTTTTCATGAAATTCTTTT